ACAGCGGCGGCGTGCCGGTCAAGCGTGGCGATCGGATCACGATCATCGAAGCCGACATGTTGTTGCGGCTTGAGGTGGACCGCATCGCTGAGAAGCTGCGGGCCAGCGTGCCGTTCTGGAAAGAGATGGACGACAACCAGAAGTCGGCTCTGGTGTCGTTCGCCTACAACCTCGGTTCTGGTTTCTACGGCTCTGGCGGATTCGAAACGATCAGCCGCTGCTTGAAAGAAAAAGATTGGGCCGGAGTGCCTGCAGCTCTGGAGCTGTACCGCAACCCTGGCACCAACGTCGAGGCTGGCCTGCTGCGGCGGCGCAAGGCTGAAGGCAAATGCTGGGGCAAACATCGGCCGCAGTATCAGCAGCAGACCGCGAAGCTGAGCATTGATGCGCCATTTACGGCCAGGATGACGCCGCACATCACCTTGGGCGAATTTGCGCTCGGTCAAGAGGCGCGGCGGTTTGTTCGTGCCGATCAGCTAGAGATCGCCGCTGAACTGGCGGCATTCCTGGAGCGGGTGCGCGTGGCGTTTGGCGGCAAACCCGTCATCATCACCTCCGGCTATCGACCGCCTTTGATTAATGCCGCGGCAAATGGGGCTAGCAACAGTGAACACCTCTACAAACCCGGTTGTGGTGCGGTTGATTTCTACATCGATGGCGCCGACATCTACAAAGTCGAGGATTGGTGCGACAAAAACTGGCCCTACTCAATCGGATACGGAGCCGGTAAGGGCTTTGTCCATGTAGGCATCCGCAGCAGCAGGGCTAGGGTTCGCTGGGATTACTAATCGCCAGTGCTGCTACCAGACCATGAAATTCGCCGGCTATGCCAGCGCAATTCCCTGCTGTCGCCGTTTAATGAGGAACAGCTAAACCCAGCCAGCTATGACGTGACGCTGGGCACCCAAATCATGGTCGAGGTGGCGCAAACTTCGGAGCTGCAGAAAATCCAGCTACACGGCCACACGCCCGACGATCCGTTTTGGATTCAGCCGGGCGAGTTTTTCCTGGCCGAGACGATGGAGATTTTCAATCTCCCCGATCACGTCGGCGCTCAGTTCGTGCTTAAGTCCAGCCGCGCTCGCGAGGGCTGGGACCATGCCGAGGCTGGCTGGGCGGATCCGGGCTGGTTTGGCAGCAGGTTGACCATGGAGCTGCGGAATCAGCGCCGCCTCCATCCACTTCCGATCTGGCCTGGCCTGCGCATCGGCCAGATGAAGTTTCTACTGGTCAGTGGCCGCGTTGAGAAGAGCTACGCGCAGACTGGCCGCTATAACGCCGACCTAGGCGTTACCGCTAGCAAGGGCTAACGTCCGACTGGCGGAGGAGACATGCCCCGGCCTAGCCAACCGGGGCTTTTTCACGGCAGCATGATCGCCGGGTTTTTTAGCGGTGCCATGCGCTGCCGCAGCACCTTGCCAGGCGCCTCTGCTGGATCATCCAGCTGCAGCATGGTGAAGCTATCGACGCCGTGCTTTTCAGCCCACCAGCTGGCGGCCTTGTGGGTGTCGAAGGGGCCGACGTGCCAGGGGCCGACCTTGAGGATGTATTGCATGGCGGGAGCGTAGGGGCAGCGGGCCGTTCCGTCTAGGTCAGGCGAGGTCGGCCCAAGTTGCGAAAGCTTCGGCGGCGGCGGTTTCGAGGGAGCAGCCGGTGCCGCGGCGGATCACCTCGGTGGACAAGGTGACGGAAGCGATCAGCTGGTCGGAGGGGCTGGTGATGCCGGCTGCGGTGATGGCGGCGAGGGCGGCGGTGGAGTAGGTCATGAGTCCGGTTCGGTTGATGCAATAACTATACACCACAAACGGGGCACTGTGGCAACAGGGCATGAAGCGATCCCAAAGAAACCCAGAAAACCAAGCCGCAACGGTGGCACCCGCTACCGTTAGCCAAGCGGCGGCTAGCCCATGCGGGCGTTTTACCTAGAAATCTCCGCCAAGCTGGTCTATCGCTCTGACAGCGATCCAGACGACTTGCCGGCTGACATTTACAGCCAGATCAGCGAGTTCATCCCGAGCGATGAGGACATCATCGATATCGAGGTGCAAGCTCTGCCCCTTCCTGCGGATCTATGTGGAACAGCATCACATTGATGAAACGCGCCTAGTCACGCGGCGCTCTGCCCGCGATCAGATCCACTTGGCGTGGAGTTACCGCTGCGCATACTGCGACGATCCGCTAGGCCGCTCGCCAACGCTCGATCACATTGTTCCAAAGGTGCACGGCGGCCTCACTGTCCGGGAAAACCTCGTGAGCTGCTGCCTGGCCTGCAACTCATCCAAAGGCCACAAAGACTGGACCACTTGGTTCCGCGCGCAGGAATTTTGGTCAGCACTCCGCGAGTGGGCCATTGCGCGCTGGCTGAACGGCGAGCACTAAACTGCAAGCTCGAAATTCTATTGAGGAATCTCGAAGCGTCCGCCGACGGCAGGCGACGGTGAGGGGAGGACTGCTCCGGCAAGCTCCCCACCTGCCACTATTTGGCCAGCAGTTCATCCAAGTACATCTCGGCTTGCCAGAGGTCCGACGAATACCTGCAGTAGCCATGCGCGCAACTGCGGTAGTAGATCTCCATGCCTTCCCGAAACAGGGTTTCGATGTAGCCGCCGTCCCGGTCGGTGCGGCTAACAACCTCTAAACGGTTCATAAAATTCGCACCTGGCCGCATAGCGTCCACCGCTTCGTTTTGATTCTGGCAAGGCCAGCTCGCAGCAATGCCGCTGGGTATCCCATTGCAGGCAGTCCCAGCACATCCGTTTGTCACCCGGTGGTCTGATCTGACTGACGGCCGCCTGGTAGATCACCTGGGCCTTTAGCAGCGCCTCCTGCAGCGTGATAGCGCCAGTGTCAGCTTCAATCTGATGCTCAGGTTTAGGCCCCAAAATCACGCGCGCGTGCCACGTTCGATCGGCGCGGTCGCAAACCAGCAGCAGGCGACCAGCGTGGAGCCGGATCATTCGGTTTCGCCCGCTGATGGCTGGTGGTAGATCCGCTCAAGCTGCATCGATGGCGGTTCAGGCTCGGCCAGCATCGGGTCGTCGCTGTTGGCCGCCACAAATACGCTTGGCCATCCCAGCTCTTTGACCACCACCAAGCTGGTCCTAGGACTCTTGACCAGAATCCGCAGCGCCAGGCGCTCTAGCAGGTTCAGCCCAGGCAGATACATCATGCGCCCAGTTTGGCGATGAGCCGATCCAAATACCAGCGGCATTTCTGGGCGTTTTCTAAAGGGTCACCCTTCAACCAAAGCCTCAGCAAATACTTGATCGCATTTCCATGGCAGTAGGCGGTAGGCATGTCTGGCGCGTCCTGAATGGCGCTTTCGATGATCTCAATCACTTCCACCGGGCCGCGGTTGTAATGCGGCGGATGGTTCACGTTGTCAGGCATCAAGCCATCCCCATGCGATACGTCGGCAGATTCGCCAGGCGTGTTTTTCATCGACATCAAATTCAAAGGCCAACTGCCGATAACTCCAACCCTCGTCGCGGAGCCGGCGCATTTTGCGGACCAGCTCCGGCGTGAGCAATGCGTTCAGGTTGTGCTCGCCGCGTTTGAATTTGCGGCCTTCAGGTATTACGCCCATTTGCCCAGCAATTCAGCGCGGCAAACCTGGATGGCCTGCTGGGCCTGCTTATGGGTGAACACCGATTGACACTCATCCATGGCCATGCAGACCTTGGCGTGGAGTTCGGCGTAGTCCGTGTCGCGGAAGTTGGCGGCAATGTCGGCGCAGAACTCATCCCACAGGCCCGTGTAGGTCTTACGGCGTGCATCGCCTACGGGCAACTCATCGCGGCCGCTGCGCCGGTAGAGCGATTCCAGAAAATCGGCGCGTTGTTGGTCTAGCTGTTGCTCGGTCATGGCTCGATCAGATTTTTGAGACGGTGGAGTTCGGCGCAGAGCTGCTCGCGGTTGCGAATGCCATGCGTGCCGCGTAGCTGTTCCACGCGGACGTCAATCAGCAGGCGCAGGCGGTCGCGTTCGCATTGCTGGCCGGCCCTGAACGTGTTGCTGCGATCCAGAAGCTCATAAAGCCTGGCACGGACGGGATCGGTCATGCCACCTCTACCTCGCAAGATGGCCAGCGGTTCTGGGCGTATTTGATCGCCGCGCTTTTGTTTTCTGCGCGGGTGATCCATGTGAGCGGCTTGGCGCCTTTCGGGTAGACGATCAGCCGATACTCCTTGGTACGGCTGCCGCTCTTTGGCCGGCTGACGCCCTCGCCATAGCAACCTTGGGGCTGGTCAGCCCATTGCAGCAGTGCGCCCTTGATCTCAGCCATTGGTGATTAGGTGGTTGTCTTTGTCGGGGTTAAGCCAGCGGATTTCGTCCCAATACTGAATCCAGCCATCGAACGCCTCAGCTTTGGCTTGCTGGAAATTCTCAGCCCGGATGCATTCCCGCACCGCTGCGCTTTCGATATAGAAGTAATAGGACTTCTCAGTCATATCGGGGATAGCGGTTGGCCATACTTGAGCGATCACCAGCAAAGTCTTGAACGTGCAGCCAAGCAGAAGCAGTGCGCGCTTGGGCTGCGTCTTCAGGGGTCTGGAAGTAGCCCAAAAATTGATAGTTGCCATGCATAAGCAAGTGAGCCTTGAATCGTTTTTTAATTGGATCCCAAATAATGTCGGGCTTATCAGTCATGGCGCACATACTCCTGAGTGCCGGAATGGGTGGAGCCATGGTGGGCAGTGGCGTCAAGGCCGATCATCGCGAAGGCGCCTGCAGCGATGACGAAGCAGAGCAGGTTGCCGAGTTTGTTGCTCATGTGGTGAGCGCCTTACGGACGCGGTAGGTGGAGAGGTTCAAGCGTTCAGCAATCCGCTGTTGGCTCATGCCAGTGGTGCGGAGGATGCGAACGCGGCGATCGGTGGAAGCGGTAAGCCAATCGATCACTGCTATTAGGAACAGCAGAGGAAGAAACAGCTTCCAGATCGCCAAGAAAAAAGTGGTGATCATGGTTTCATGGGCGGCCGGTTGGCCGTGCCGTAATTGTGCCCCGCCTACAGAGCACAGGCTAGGGCGTTGTGACAGTTGTTCACACAGCCCCGTCGCCTACAGCCAAGCTCACCGGAACCCGCAGCATCGGCTTGCTTTGCCCAGTAGGTCCAATCCGGCCCCAGCCCACTACAGCGGGGCTGACGTTCAGCTCGACAGTGAACCAAGAATGCCCGCAGGCCAAGCATTTCCGCTTGCGCGTGATGTGCCCCTGGTCATGCCCATTGGTCGCTGCGGCTCGAATGTTGCTGCTGCTGCACTTCGGACAGTTCACGGGTTAGCTATCGTTGGATGTACCCCATCCCTAGCATACGGTGAACTTCGGCGACTGGATGGCGGTGGACCTATCCACCGAGCAAAAATTCGAGATCGAAAAACAAGCCCGCAGCCTGCTCGAAAGCGAAGACGCGGGCGTATTTGCCGCAGCTCTGCTGAAACAGTGCTGCTATCAGCAGCAGCTGCTCCAACAGGCCGTCAACGAAATTGCCCGCCTGGAGTGCGAGCTGATGTGATCAGAACATGTCGCCTTCAACCTCGACCACCTGGCCGTCAAAGGCTGCGGCGAGCTTCTGAGCGCCATCGCCAGGATCCACCCAGTCGCGCGGAGGCTGGCCCACTGCGCTGATGTAGTTCAGCCCCGACTTGGCCTGTTTCTTCCAGCCGCTGATCGGCACCTGAACCGACCCGTACTGATCCGGGGTCTGGCTCATCACAAAGCGGCAGAGCGCGTCCAGCTCTTCCACCTTGATATTCATCATTCCCGAAAAGTCAATTTTGCTGTCGGGCTTGGTGCTCTTAAAGATGCTCAGGTTCAGCTTGAAGCTCATGGTTTTTTGTGGGTGATGGTGTTGGCCTGTTCAAATTGCTCCACCTCGGCCAATGGGTAGAGCACAACGCCGGGCGTCTTGAAATACGCCGGCCCCTTCTCAGCCTTGCGCCATCGCATCAGCGTGTCAGGGTGTAACCCCCAACGCTTGGCCAGCTGAGTTGCTGTCAAATACTCAGAAGAGTTCGCCATCCTCGACAGGCTCCGGCTTGGGTTGTTCCGCCACCTTGGCGTTTAGATCAGACACTGGCGAGGTGACCGTGACCTCTTCAATGTCGATCGCCTCCTCTTGCGTGTGGGTAATGCCCACCAGCAGCTCGGGCACATACAACCGGCCCCACATTGCTGCCGACCGATAGCGAATCATTAGCTCGGGCATGGTGCGCCATTTGCTGCCGCTTTTGGTCGCCCAGCCCTCAGCCTTGGCCATCGCCATGCTGACGGTGGGGCCAGTCAGATCCTTGCCGGTGGCTTTTTCCTTTGCCACGGCGTAGCAGGCCAGATCATCGCCTTTGCCCGACATTTCGTACCGCAGCGGCTCAAAGCGGCCGCAGCCGTTAATCAGCGCAATGATGAACTGGCTTGACCAGCTAGGCCGCCCGTGAATGATGTGCAGGTTTTGCATAACCTGCAGCGGGCTGAGGCCCATCCGGCCTGCAATCTCCAAGGCCACCAACGTATTGGCCAGGCCCTGTTGCCCTTGGAACTGCTGCGGCACCAAGCTGCTGCTGGCCAGCGCCTTGGCAATACGCTGCGCATCCTCGAACGCTTGAATCCCGCCGAACACGTTGCCGGTGGTTGTTAGTGCGTTGTTCTGGTCCATCAGAATCCCTCGATCTCATCGGTGGTAATCGGCGCGCTTGTGCCCTTCTTTGCCCAGTCAGGCAAGGTGAGCGTTTCGATGGCGTCGCTGTAGCTAGGCCATTGGTCGGTCTCGCGGCAGTCGGCCAGCTTCTGCAGATCGCGCTGGCATAGTCGCCAACCGTGTTCTATCAGCTCTTCATCTGCGGCATAGACGCCGACGCCATACGGCGCCTCAGTTTCAACCGCGATAAAGATGAACGCCTCTGGCCGGATGTTCGTGGCCTGCTCAATCCCGTGGCTGTACCAGGCAGCCTGCACGCCGTAGCGATAGGCCATCACGCTTTGCCGAAAACCTCGCGGGCTGGCGTCGCGTGTGCTCTTTAGGTCAATGGCGATCTTGCCATCGTCGCTGAGCCAGTCCGGCCTGCACTTGCACTGCAACCCGGTGGCAGCATCGCGCCACATGTGCGTGGTCTCAGGCTCGCCGTTCATCGTCAGCAGCATTGCCGCCGCTGGGTGCTTCCACACCGCTCGGCCCATGTGCTGGACTTTCTCGCCCTCCTCAGCAGTTAGCACCTGCTTGCCTTGGGCGATTGCCTGAAACTGCGCCCAGGTTTCTTTCCCGGCTTTGGTACGCCGGTCAATGCCAGCCGGTGCTACGGCCCACTCGTCATCCCATTTGCTCAGCTCAAGCGTGTGGGTATGGAAGGCACTGCCAAGCCGCATCGATGGCGTCGGTTCTGGCGTCACCCGTTTGGGGTCCACATACCGCGCCCAGTAATGCAGCGGACTGCGGGCGATTTTGTCGAGATGGCTTTTGCTGATGGCTGGATGCGCGTGATACG